GACGAGGCGTCCGCAGCCCACGTAATAACATCATTGTTATCAATAGAAGAATTTATAAGGTCATAAATTTTTATTCCTTCTTTAAAGTAAGCAGAAAATTGACTAAAGTTTGTCCACTCTTTTGAACTATTAATTCTTATACCAGCAAAAGCCAAATTACTATATTTTGCAAAACCTGTCTCCTCGCTATCATTGTTTACCTTTGGCTTTAAAATTTCATTTACATAAACGATTTCATGCTCAGGTTTACTAGCATTACTATTCTCATCTCCTTCATACACATTCCAGTCCGCTACAACATCAAACGGATTGAAATTCTGCTTAGCTAAAGTTGAAGTCGTACTAACCTGAACTGTTAAACTAACCTGTATAGTTTGAGCTACACCAGCTACGTCCGTCCAAGGAATTGTTACTACATCACCATTTGAATACCCATTACCCAAGTTTGCAGGATCTACCTCCCAAGCTGCTTCGTAATAATATTTATCTGGACTTACTTCATATTTCCATTTTTTAACCGTCAATATAACTTTCAAACCAGTTCCCACACCTGTCACTGTAGTTGTAGCAACAGAAACAGGGCCAGAATGCACCTCTTGGGAAACTTGAGCCTGTTTTTCTTCTTGTCTTAATTCTTCTACCCAAAACTTGTGATTATTCCCAGTTGGATTATTAGCATCAGGAACATGATAATAAAGAGCAGGATTACCAGGTACAAATCTTCTAGCAGGGGCACCATTAGTTGCTGGAAATTCAAAATAAATAACATTCCAAGCACTATTAAGATTAGGTGCGCCGTGTGCCTGGCCTACAATTGCTTCTCCACTAGGAGTATAAAGACTCCATTGATAACCAGGCTTACCTGCTAGTTTTTCTCCCGCAGACCATGCAGGGTTGCTGATTTCGTTCCAAAGAACAATCGTATAGCCATCACCTGATGTGTAAACTGCATACCCTTCACTCGGGTTCTGAAACGGTCTTTGCCATGCTAAAAAAGTAATTCCTCCATCATAAGAGGAATTTTCCACCCATTTTCTATTACCTTCGTGTGTTGCATCCGTTACTTTTCCAGTCGAACTAAAAGAAGACCCACCTAATACCCACTCAGGATTACAGGCTATTTCCCTATCAATTCGATACGCACTATCGCCTGAAAAAGCTACATCAAATTCTCCTGAAGTGAAATGATAAACGGCTCCATTTCCTCCTGCATCAGTTCGTAATAAATTATATGCTTTACCAAAATTACTCCCTCTTGTTACATAATTTCCAGGGAAAGGTTTAAATCTAAATTCGTATTGATTTCTGCGGTGAGAAATAGTTATAGAGTTATATTGAGCCTCTGGAGTATTACCTTTTACCGCAAATAAACCACTATGATTAGTTACCTCTGTATTTTTTAGATCAACCCAATCAGGCTCTCCTATTTTCCTTGCCTGTAACATAAAGAATGAAATCCTATTTACATAAGATTCAATTTGTCCTAATTGTATTGTTGTCCTATCTTTCCAAGCTTTTGCTAAAGATGCTTCGTCTGGCTGAGTATTAACATTTGCAAAACGCATACGTTTATAAACAGTAGATTTAAGTCCTATTTCAGTAACATCACATCTTCTATTATTAGAAACAGTTGCTAATGCAATCCTTTGAACTGTGTAAATATCCCAACCATAATATAAATCACGAAATCCTCTATCATATTCAAACTCAGTACCACTAATTAGTTGCTGCCAATAGATAGCTCTACCATCATTCAAACTATAAACAGCATCCTTCTTATTTGACGATTCACCTCTAAATGGACCCATGGTAGTAGGATCGTACCACCTAGGATTATCACAATGCGTTCCTAAACTTCCAAGTCCTTCAGAGTTTGGAGCAACAGGAATATCTATCTTTCCATCTTCTATTATTTCAAAATCATAAATTTTCCCTGTCTGTACAGACCAAGGGACAGCGTTACCATCATTTGATGTGCAAATAGCCAAGGCTGTCCCAATTAAATATTGTTCTCCAACCTCAATAGCATTATCTGCACTTGATCTTATTGATTTTGTTAAACTATCTACGTCTCCAACTCCATGAGGTCTGTAATTAAAAGCATCCCCTGATGGATCTTCTTGGTATTCAGGTGTATTGCGATCATTGTCATAAACTCTTTGCAAAGCATTGTATTCACCACTTTTATCGATACCAACAAGTTGATACCTAACAATATCGCCCACTAAACCATCAATAGGTGCTGTAGTTGTTTTTGGTTGAGCTGTGCCATTTCGATTGACATCAACAATTCCTGCTCTGGTAGGCCATTTAGCAAATTCAACTTTTTTCCTTTTCCTCATCAAATCCCTAATCGATTCTTTCTCCGAACCTCTGGGGTCACGAACCAACTCGTAAGGAAGCCTACAAATTTGGCAATTAGGAAGTGGAGAATATACACCAAAAGAAGTTTGAGTTGTAGGATTTCTAGCTCCACTAAATGATTTACTTAACCTTAAACTCGTACCCGTACGAGGTACAACACCGTCAATACGTTGAGGAGAAACACCAACAAGAAAAGGTTCATCCGAATCTTGTTCGGAATAAACTAATTTAGATTTATCATATTTATCTGATTCAATAATTCTGTTATCTGTTGGAACACTCCCATCTTTAAAATAAAGACCAACTTTATGAGCGTTATAAGTATTTATAAGAGAATCTCCTATAGCAAATCCTTCATATTCTGGATTTTGTTTACCTGTGGATGGGTCTACCTCCCTGCTTATCTTTCCGTAAGAAAACAAAGCAAGTGCCTTTAATTGTTGATATTTCCCAAGACTGACCAATTGCGACCATAAAAGCTGACTATTAACCCGAACACCTCCATAAATACGATCATCACCATCAAGCTTGCGAGCATTAGCAAAAATAAGAGGAATGGAAGCCCCTATAACTGCTAACTCTTGTACTGAATTAAACGAATTCTGTGGCGCAAATTTAGAGTTTCCAACTGCATCTGCAGTTCGTTTCGACCCTCCTGACTTCGCTTCCTTGGGTTTTTCTGCTAACAAATAAGACAGTACTGACAAGCCAACTGCTATTCCTATATTTACAACCATCGCAGTTACTGTCTGATAGCCCAAGACCATTGCTACAGAAGCTGCCTGGATATCTGGAATTAATTCATATCCTTCTGGTCTCTTTCCGTTATATGCCTCAACCGTATCTTGAAAATACCAATATTCATCCTCACTTAAACCTAAGAGCTGACATAACTCTACTTCCGCTGGTAATAGCAGCCTTCTACCGTAAGGGCGTTTAGCGGAGACCAAATCACCACCTGGCCGCCTAATGTTTTTTGGTAACTTAGCCATCCGTCCTCGTAATAAGCAGCCATGCCATAAGAATCCTCTTCGCTATGACATAAAGCAATTGCTCCTAGTTTAGGGGGTGAATCAACTCCCCACCGATTTAATTCTTCAAAAAAGATACTATAGTCTTTTTTCCTTAATCTTCGATACCAAGAACGCTCTGGATCAGGAGAACTTATTCCATAACTTTTTAAAACTGTTCTACATAAAGAAAGACAATCACCAGCTCCATGCTTTTCTGGATCAGCGCCTAAACGATAAGGAAGACCGATTAACCGATATGGTTTCATCTGTTTTGCAAAGAGCCTGTTACAGGCAACGCTCCAACAAGATCCCTTGTTAAAACTTTATCTGGAACACTTGCCCCAACAGCATCAATAGCAGATGACAAAACAACTTCAATTGTCTCTGGATCGTATGACATAGAAGAAGCAAGCCATCGCTCTTCTGTTAACTGGAGATTTTGTTCAAAAGCTTCTGTCATCAACCATGTTTCTACTTTAACGTGATATTTTTCTTGCACTGCTTCTGTGGCAAACTTCATACTTATCTCGCTATTAGCAAGAATTAATGAAGAGATCATATTGTCACCTGATCTATTTCTAGCGGCTCCTTGATAAATAAATGAAAGATAATTATGAATTTTACCATCAATGGCTGTTATTGAACCATGTTTACCATTTTGAAATCTGTTAAACGGAGTAAAAACAGTGCTTGTTTCTCCATCACTAATCACATTAGGATCAGTACCATCAGGCTTGGTAATAGTAATAAAACCAGTTAAGGCTACATAGCCAGCACTTGTTGTCATAATCCTATGTTATTCCTGCTACTACGAGAATTTTTAAGAGTAGATAATGTTCTAGCTTCTCCAGCCTTAGCACCCCTAGCCACTGCTGTATTAACGATTTGACCAACAGCAGATCTTGGTACATATTCATCACCATTAAAGTTCAATGTTGGCCCTGTGTAATTAACATTGGTTGTGCCACCACCGCCTCTACTGCCATGCATTGCAACTCCAAGTTTCCCATTTGATCCACGCTTAAGAGGCATTATTGCTTCAGGGCCAGCTTCACCCATGATCCCTAATTTCGACCCACCATACTTAAACATTGTTGGTGCGTTTACTACACCACCTTTTCTATAAGGAACAATGCCGTTCTGAGCAAATGCGTTGCCATTGGCATTCTTTTTAAACAATCCCGTTACCCATCCAACAATGCCACCACTTCCAGTTTTCCCACCAGTAAGTGCATTAACTAGAATTTGTTTTGCCATCACCTTCGCTAAATCAGCAATAACAGAACGAGCAAATTCTTTAAAATTTAATTTCCCAGTTGTTACGAAATTAGCTAGATGACTAGCCATCTTATCAAACGCCGATGCTGTTACGTCAGCAATTTCTTCCATAAGAGGTTTCACTCCATCTTTCCATTTTTTTAACCCACCTATAAATCCTTCATATTTTTCACCATCTTCTCCTTTATTAAAATCCTTCATCAAACTATTCATGTTTTTTATTGCTTCTTCAAGAGACTCACCCTCTGCTATTGCCTTACGAAAAGCTTCTACTGCTTCCGTTATATCTTTGATTTTTTGTGTATATTCTACAATTTTTGCTTTCTTTTCTTCCAAATTCTTAATTTCAATACTATTTAAAGTTTTCTGACCTTCTAACTCCTTAATTTCCAATCTAAGTTTTTCAATACTATTTCGATATTCAACAGCTTGCAATTGCGCTTTTTTTACACCTTTCTCACCGCCTTGCCCAGCCTCTAACGTGGCAATCATCCTGTCATGCGCTGTAGCAAGCCTATAAGTCCATATCGTAGCAGCAGCAAGACCAGCAGCTAACGCAACATAAGGATTAGCAAGAGCAGCAAGATTTGCTTTGAATTGAGCAAGTGTCATTGCTTTTAAACCTATAATCATTGCTTTTATTGCCTTTACTGCCCACATAATTTTTTCTACTGCAAGTGCCGCAGTAAAACCAGTAGCTTGTATCGCTGCTGCTGCAAAACCAGCACCTACTACAGCCATAATCGAAGCAAGTGCATGAAAATTATTAACTACAAATTGAATTATTCCAGCTATAGCTTTAAAAACAGGAATCATCGCCTGAGCAATAGTTACAACTGCTGGCAAAATACTTTTCAAAATTTGAATTCCAATTTCTTGGAATTGTTCTCCAATAGGAATTAACTGTTTACCAACAGATATTCGTAATTCATTAAACGCAACTCTTGCTCTTGCACCTGCCTCTTCACTTGACTTAGCAATCTTTTCAGCAATCGGAATATATTCTCTACCAAGAGAAATTACAAATTTTTCAAGCATATCTAGCCCTACCGTTCCATCTTTTAACATCTTCTGCAAACTTGCAGCCTCTATATCATTTGCTTTCGCAAACTTAGTTACGGCTGCTGGAAAACGTTCACCGAGTTGCCCAGAAAGTTCTTCGGCTGATACCTTCCCTTTTGAATAGATCTGGACAAGTGCAGTTATCGCTGCTTTTGCATCTTCTGAACTACCTGCTGTACCTTTAATAGCTGCAATTACACTTGTAAATGCCACAGAAGCATTACTTACATTCCCTCCAGCACCAATAACAGCGGCACTTAGCCGAGTCATCCCTTTAATTGCTATCTCTTGAGGAACATTAAAATCTTTAGTAACTTTCGCAGCAGTCGCTAAGGCATCTTTATATGCCCGAACAGAAGCTGCTGGATCTCCTTCTATCTTGGTTGCTCCTTCTAAAGCAATTTTTGATTTGTTTATATCCGCTGCATATGTAGTTGCGCCACTTACTGCCTCAATAGCAGGCTTTAATGCAAAACCTGCTCCAATACCAGTGGCTGAACCTTCAAGGAAACTTCCTCCAAATGCCTTACTAATTCCACCGCCAATCAATCCAGTTACACCAGGCAGTGGCCCTCCAAAAGCAGTAGCCCCTGCAATACCACTTAAACCCCGCATCAAATCCTTACGACCAAAATTCGATTTGTTCATCGAAGCATTGGCCTTATTTATTGCACTATTAACCCTATTAATTTCTGCTGTAAGTTCTTTAAATTCTTGGGTTCCAATTTCTGTCGTTTGACGAACTCTTGTTAATGCATCTGCTTGAGCATTTAAGTGACTAATCGTGTTAGGAGTTGCTTTTCCTAACCCCATAATTTCATTCTTTAATTTAGTAACCCCT